CCCAACCCAAAAACCAGTATCATTAATGGAATGGATTATTAAAAGATTTAATTTAACATCTAAAACAATAGCTGATTATTTTGGTGGCTCTGGAAGCACTTTAATTGCTGGAGAAAAACATAATTTAGATTGTTTCATAATGGAGTTTGACCCTAAATACTGTGATGTAATAATTAATAGATGGCAAAACTTTACAGGAAAAGAAGCAATACATGAACAATCAGGAAAACGATACAACGAACTCTAAAGCTGGAAGACCTAAGAAAGAACTTGATAAGGAACAAGTTTATAAATTGGCTTTAATGCACTGTAATATGCAAGAGATGTCTGATTTTTTTGGAGTTGATGTTAAGACTTTACGAACCAATTATTCCCAACAAATCCTAAAAGGAAAAGCAGAAGGAAAAATAAGACTTAGAAAGAAACAATTTGAGGTAGCTGAGAAGGGTAATTGCTCAATGTTAATTTGGCTAGGTAAGCAAGTATTAGGACAAGCAGACCAACAAACTGGAGATGATGTGACTCCATTACCATTATCTGATATATTATAATCATGGCTAAATATAAAAATAGAGAAGTTAAATTAAACAAACCATTTAGGACTCCATCAGCTTCTAAGAAGTTTGGAGTATATGTTAAGGACAATAGTTCAGGCAAAGTAAAGGTAGTTAGATTTGGTGCTAAAGGTATGAGTATTAAAAAGAATATACCAGCTAGACAAAAATCATTTATGGCAAGATTTAGACCAATCCTTGCTAATGTAAAAGGTCAGAAGTCATTGTCCCCAGCTTATTGGGCAGTTAAGTCTTGGCGAAAAGGTTTTAAAATTGGTTAAGTATTTTCTGTTCTTACACATAATGATTGCTAACCCTGAAGGTTATGTTCCTAATGTATATGACTTTTGGTTTCAAGACCCTGAACTAAGATATTATAAAACAGAAAAAGATTGTCAAAGTAGTGCTAATGAAATATTGAAGTGGGCTAGGCAATCTATGAAAGATAAAAATTTAACTGTTATGGACACTTGGTTTGAGTGCATTGAGGTACAAAAGAATGAACAAGCATCATCTCATAATCAACATAGAGGATATCAAACAATATGACATTAATTCTAAACGAGAAATATTTAACAAAGCTATCTTCTATGAAGTTAAAAGTATCTTGCTTTATGGACACACTTTCAAAGATTCTAAAGAAAAAGTGGAAGAAAAAGTCTTTCAAACAAACAGTAGCCATCATTACGATTTGGTTGTTGTTGATAATCTTCTTGAGCATATATCTTTAGAGTATTTGCCTGTTGTGGTTAAGGATATATTTAGCTACTCAAGTAAGCATGTTATGGTTATATTAAATTACAAGTCCAATATGTTTAAACCAGTAGTAAAACAATTAAGCAAATACCCAAGACATTCATTTTATTTTAATGCTATCTGAACCACAAAGACAGGTCTGTTCTTCTACTAAAAGATTTAGAGTCTTAGTTACCGGAAGAAGATTTGGCAAGACGCATCTATGTTTAACTGAGATACTTAGAAAAGCTAGGTTCTCTGACAATGGTAAAATCTTTTATGTGAGTCCTACTTACCGAATGAGTAAGGAGATTATGTGGAAGCAACTCAAGAAGAAGGTTAAAGATTTAAGGTGGGTTAAGTACATCAATGAAACCGAACTAACAGTAGTTCTAATTAATAATTGTCAGATAAGCTTAAAGGGTGCAGATAAGTCAGCAGATAATCTTAGAGGTGTGGGTCTTAATTTCTTAGTCTTAGATGAGTTTGCAGATATCCCTGAAGAAGCATGGAGTGAAGTTCTAAGACCTACCATATCTGATAAGCATGTGAACGGAGAAGTATTATTTGTTGGTACTCCTAAAGGCATGGGTAACTGGTCATTTGAAATGTATCAAAAGGGTAAGTCAGAAGACCCTGAGTGGGCTTCATGGAAATTCACAACTATAGAGGGTGGTCAAGTTGAGGAACATGAGATTGAACAGGCTAAGAAAGACTTAGATGAGAGATCATTTAGGCAAGAGTATTTAGCTTCTTTTGAAACTTATAATGGAGTTGTTTATTATAACTTTGATAGAGAACAAAATGTTAAGCCATGCAAGTATGACCCTCAAGCAATTATCCATGTTGGTTTAGACTTTAACATAGACCCAATGTCAGCTTGTTTATTTCATTTAAAGAATGGAGTAGCAGAGTTCTTTGATGAGATAGTTATTTACTCCAGTAATACTGACGAATTTGTGGACGAACTACTAAGCAGATATCCTAAGAATAAAATCATTGTATATCCTGACCCAGCATCAAGACAACGAAAGACTTCTGCTGGTGGACGAACTGATTTAACTATCTTGCAAAATGCTGGATTAAATGTTAAGTGTCGTAATACTCATGCTCTAGTTAGGGATAGGATTAATTCTGTGAATTCAAGATTGAAGAATTTTGATGGCAAAAGAAATATATTTATTAATCCTTCTTGCAAAAACCTTATTAATAGTTTAACGAAACAAATGTACAAAGAAGGAACTAATCAACCTGAGAAAAGTGGGTACGACCATATGAGTGATGCACTAGGCTACGGAATAGAATATTTATTTCCAATTACTTCAAATCTACCACCCTCACAACCAAAGAGATTTAGCTAATGGCATATACAAGAGATGAGATTTTAAGAGAAAATGATTTATACAGTTCCTTTTCAACAAGATGGGAATACTACATCAGAAGTTATTTAGGTGGAGAAGAATACAAAGAAGGCAAATATTTACAGTCCTACCAATTAGAAATACCAAACGAATATGAGAGAAGATTAGAGTACACTCCATTAGATAATCATTGTCGTAATGTAGTTAGTATTTACTCATCATTCTTATTTAGAATTAAACCAGTTAGACAATTAGGTAGCTTAGAGGACGATCAAACTATTCCTATGTTCTTAGATGATGCTGACTTAGAAGGTAGAAGTTATGATTCATTACTAAGAGAAATGCAAACCTATGCTTCTGTTTATGGACATTGTTGGTTAATTATTGACAAGCCAAACTCTAATGCAAGAACAAGAGCAGAAGAACTACAACAAGAGATTAGACCTTACATCAATATCTATACTCCTGAGAATATTATTGATTGGAATTACTCAAGAGCAAGTTCAGGTAAATATTATTTAGATTATTTAAAAGTTAGAGAGCATAAGGACAGTCAAAAATCTATATTTAAGATTTGGTATTTAGACAGAATAGATACAGTTGAACTATCTAATACTGGAGTCAAAGCACCTAAACTTATAGACTCAGTTCCTAACTCACTTAATAAAATTCCAGCAGTAACTTTATACAATCAAAGAAGTCCTATGAGAGCAGTAGGTGTATCTGACTTGACGGATATAGCTGACTTACAAAGAGCAATCTATAATGAGTTATCTGAAGTAGAACAATTAATCAGATTGGCAAACCACCCTTCCTTAGTTAAGACTAGAGATGTTGATGCGTCTGCTGGTGCGGGTGCAATTATTGAGATGACAGACAATCTTGACCCAGCTTTAAAACCTTATTTGCTACAACCATCAGGACAGAACTTACAACAAGTATTACAAACGATTGATAGTAAGATTGAGTCTATAAACAGACTATCTCATGTCGGTGCAGTTAGAAGCACAAGTGAGAGAGTAGTATCAGGTGTAGCACTCAGAACTGAGTTTCAATTACTTAATGCAAGACTAGCAGAGAAAGCTGGATTGATGCAATTAGCTGAAGAACAGATTTGGAGATTATACGCATTGTGGCAAGATAAAGTATTTGATGGCAAGATTATGTACCCTGATTCTTTTGACCTTAGAGATTGGGCAACTGATTTAGAAGTATTACAACAAGCTAAAGCAAGTCAAATTAAGTCTGATACTTTTACTAAAGAACTAGACAAACAAATAGCTAGAACAGTAATTGAAGATGATGACACATTAACTAAAATTGATGAAGAGATAGATCAATCAACTACAAGGCTTGGCGAGTTTCCACAGACACCTATAGAAACTCCAACAGTTTAATATGGCTAAAGACCTACTGGAAAAGTTAGGAGATTATAGGCAAGTTAGAGTTACTGATTTGTCTGATACTCAAGTTGTAAGATTACAAAAGTCTTTACAGGAATTAGAGAACTTAGTCATAGCTGAAGCAAGTAAGATTGACCCTAAAAGAGGTAGTTTAAAATTAAGAACTACCATGGCTTTACAACTTAGACCTAAACTAAAACAACTTATTGAACAAACTTATCTAACTGCTGTTCAAAGTAATATAGCTGAGTATGATAAGTCTGCTAGTTGGTTATTAGCTACCTTTAAAGAATACCCAATACCAGCAGAGTTTAAAGAGATTACTGAATTAGATTTAACTACTATCCAACAACTAAAACGAGGTGCATATTTACCCTTTGAAGATTTAGGTAATGAATTTGCAAATGAGTTAGCACAAGAAGTTTATAACAGTACCCTTACTGGAACACCTACCGATCAGATGGTTAATAATTTAAGAGGTAAAATAAATGGTATATATCAAGCATCAGATAATGAAGAAGCAGAAGAATTAGTGGACTTTATTGCTAATAATCCTGATAAAGCAGAAGATGTTAAAACAGCTACAGAACGATTACAGACTATTTATGGCAGAGATAGATTGGGTAATAACTTTAGAAGATATGCAACACAATTAGTACAAGACTCATTAATGGGTTTTGATGGACAATTTGCTAAGTATAGAGCAGACGAACTAGGATTAACTTCTTACAAATACACAGGAACTATTATAAGAGATAGCAGACCCTTTTGTAGAGCAAATGTTAATAGAGTTTTTACAGAAGAAGAAATAAGAAATACTTGGAGTGGCACAGTGTGGAAGGGTAAAGCACAAGGCGACCCATTTATTGTCAGAGGTGGTTATAATTGCCGACACCACTGGCAACCTACCAATCCTGATTGGGTAGATTCAGAAGGAAACTACAAATTAGATTGACAAACTCGGT